ATTTCTGGTGGAATGTTTAGTATCAAATATCAGTTATTCTTAAATGATCTATATTACTTTAATTCTGTAGAACTTCTCCAATATTCCATGGTCAAGTCTTATCTGGAAGATATTGACTTTTTACTTACAACAGACAAGCAAGTTAGATTTAACAAAAGACAAGATAGATTATATTTGGATATTGACTGGGGATCTCAGACAGCAAATGAATTTATAGTAATCGAATGTTATAGAGCACTTGATCCAGCATCGTTTACCCAAATATATAATGATAGTTTCTTGAAAAAATATTTAACTTCCCTCATTAAAAGACAATGGGGTCAAAACCTTATCAAATTTAATGGAGTTAAGTTGCCTGGAGGAATTGAATTGAACGGAAGGCAACTTTATGAAGATGCAGAAAGAGAACTTGAAGATATTAAACAAAGAATGACGATGGAATATGAACTTCCACCACTAGACTTTATTGGATAATTATGACACTCAATCCATTTTTCTTACAAGGATCTCCTAGAGAGCAATTCCTAATACAAGATTTGATAAATGAACAACTGAAAATTTATGGGATTGATGTTTATTATCTTCCCAGAAAATTTTTGAAAACTGATGATATTTTGGGAGAGATTCAATCTTCTAGATTTGATGACAACTTTGTCATTGAGGCATATCTGGACAATTATGAGGGATATGCTCCTGGATCTGATATAATGACGAAATTTGGATTAAGATTAAAAAATGAAATAAATTTGATAATTTCTCAAGAAAGATTTGAAGACTTTATAACTCCATATTTGGAAGGAATAAAACTTGGAATTGAAGAGGGTAATATCACTGATCAAACAATGACAATCACCTCCAGACCAAGAGAGGGTGATTTAATATATTTTCCTTTAGGGGAAAGACTATTCGAAATTAAAAGAGTTGAGGCAGAAAAACCTTTTTATCAATTAGGAAAAACATATGTATATGAACTGCAGTGCGAACTTTATGAATATGAAAATGAAGATATTGATGTATCTGTAGAAGAAATCGATAATACAGTTCAAGATGAAGGTTACATTACAACTTTAACACTGGAACCTGTTGGTGCTGACGCAAGTGCAACGGCAACTATTGGTGGTGCTGGTATGGTTGGACTAATTAGTCTAACTAATGATGGATATAACTATACTTCAACACCAGTTGTAACTATATCTGATCCAACAAGTGGAACTACGGCAACTGCTGTTGCTATAACAACATCTATTGGCGGTATAAAATCCGTAAAGGAAATTAGAATAACAAATGCTGGATCTGGATATACCTCATCAGATCCTCCGACAGTCACTATAACTGGAGGAAGTGGAACAGGAGCAGCTGCTACAGCGATAATTGTTGATAACGGTGTACAAACACTATCAATTTCTACTGCTGGTACTGGATACTTCTATGCTCCCATCGTCACCATTTCTGGTCCTGCAGTTGGAACAACAGCAACGGCAGAGGCAATTGTAAATCCATCAACGGGTGGTGTTTCTCAACTCCAAATAACAAATACTGGAGCAGGATACACATCCGCACCAACAGTATCAATAGCAGGAGTATCAACCACAGGAATAGGAACATATCAACTCAGAGAAACTATAACAGGTTCACTTTCTGGAACAACAGCAGAAATTAGAAATATAGTAATCAGAACAGATATTGATTTGAATGATCCACCGATAGAATTGTATGTTGCTGTAAATGACGGACAGTTCTCTGCTGGAGAAGTAATAACTGGTTCAGATTCTTCTGCTTCCTATATACTTAAATCATATGATAATGATAGTTATGAAGAATCTTTTGACAATAACGAAGAAATTGAAACAGAAGCAGACAATATATTAGATTTCACTGAATCAAATCCATTTGGAGAATATTAATGTTAGGGACTTATTTTTATCACGAAATTATAAGAAAAACGATTGTTAGTTTCGGAACTCTTTTTAATAATATTTACATTAAACATGAGGATAAAAACAATAACGTAGTAGATGAAACAAAAGTTGGACTTTCATATGGTCCAATGCAGAAGTTTTTGGCAAAGTTGGAGCAACAGGCAGATTTAAAAAAACCTATTGCAATCACTTTACCAAGAATGTCTTTTGAAATGGTTTCTTTACAATATGATCCAACAAGAAAAACTAGTGTAACTCAAACCTTTAGAGCATCAGATGATGCTGGCAATATAAAGAAAGTTTATATGCCAGTTCCTTATAATATTGGTTTTGAATTAAGTATCTACTCAAAATTAAGTGATGATGCTTTACAAATTGTCGAACAAATACTACCATTTTTCCAACCATCATTTAATTTGACTTTGGATTTGGTAGATTCAATTGGTGAGAAAAAAGATATACCAATTGTTCTTGACAGTATTGATATGCAGGATGATTATGAGGGAGACTTTACCGTAAGAAGAGCACTTATCTATACTTTGAGATTTACTGTAAAGTCATATCTGTTTGGTCCTATTGCAGATTCTACGGAAGGTCTCATTCGTAAGGTTCAAGTTGATATGTATGCTGATACCAATACTCAGACTGCTAAGAGAGAGGTCAGATATACAGTAACACCAGATCCTATTAATGCTGATCCTGATGATGACTTTGGGTTTAGCGAAGTTTGGGAAGATTTTACAGATTCTAAGACTTATAGTCCAACTCAACAAACTGATATTTAAAAATTATGTCTGATAATTATGATTCAATCGATGAAGCTTTAAATGTTGAGAGTAAGATCGTAAAGACAGAAAAAGTTTCGTCAGAAATTCAAAATGTAAAACCCAAAGGTCCTGATATTGAAAAGGACTATGAATACACTCGTGCCAATCTCTACTCCTTAATTGAAAAAGGACAGGAGGCAATCAATGGAATTATGGAACTTGCTGGCGAAGGTGGAAGTCCAAGGGCATATGAAGTGGCAGGTCAATTAATCAAAAGTGTTGCCGATACTACAGACAAACTTATTGACTTACAGAAAAAACTTAAAGATGTTGAGGATGAATCTGTAAAAACGACTAACAATAATGTTACCAATAATGCTGTATTTGTTGGATCAACCACCGAGTTACAAAAACTACTCAAACAAGGTTTTCTAAATAATAAAGAGTAAACTTGTTTCCTAATGGGTTGGTCAGAAAAATATAAAAAATCAATTGATTGTGACAACCCAAAAGGTTTTAGTCAACGTGCCCATTGTCAGGGTAAGAAGAAAAAAATGTCAGAAGAAAAAAAAGATCACGAATACTCAATGGCACGGTCTGAGTTGAAAACTGTGACTAATGCCGCAAAGCGTCTTCAAAAGAAGATGGGTAAGAAAGGTGAGGGCAATCTGCAAGCTTGGGTACAATCCAAAATCACAAAAGCAGCAGATTACATTGATACTGCCGCAGATTATGTAACTAATGAAGAAACCGTAAGTGAAGAGGGACTCCGAGATTGGTTCGGAAAGTCCAAATCAAAAGATGGTAAAAAAGGTTGGGTTAATGTTGTAACAGGTGGAACCTGTGCAAGTGACGAACCTGGAGAAGGAACTCCTAAGTGTGTCTCTTCTGCAAAAAGAGCAAGTATGAGTAAGGCAGAGAGACTTTCTGCTCAAAGAAGAAAGAAGAAAGCGGATCCTGGTCAACAACAAAAGTCTGGTGCCGCAAAACCAACATATGTTTCTACAGACCCTAAGAAGAAAATGAAAAAAGAAGAAGTAGAAGTAACAGAAGCAAAGGATAAACCAGGTAAGGGTAGTGGTAAGAAAGATGCTTGTTACCATAAGGTTAAGTCTCGTTATTCTGTATGGCCAAGTGCATATGCATCAGGAGCACTTGTAAAGTGTCGTAAGGTTGGTGCTTCTAACTGGGGTAATAAGTCAGAGTCTTATGACTTCTCAAATTGGAGAGATGATTTCAAAGCAATTGAAATTGAAACGGTAAATCTTATTGAACCCGATCCAATTCAAGGTGGACAACCAATAGAAGAAGGTCAGAAGTGTTGGAAAGGATATGAGAAGAAGGGAACCAAAAAAATGTTTGGTAAAACCTACAATAACTGCGTGAAAAAAGAAGAATTTGAAAAAGAAATTCCTTCTGGTGATATTAAAAAGTTGACTAAAAAAGCAGTTAAAAGAATTGATACTAATGTCAGTGGTCATGTTGACAAGAAAGATAAATCTATGGGAGATTATGGTGAGTTTGTGCCAACACCAGATGGTAAAGGAAAATTAGTTACTTCCATAAAGAAAGAAGAGTTTTCAGATTGGAGAGAAGAACTTGGAGAGGATTGGCAGAAGGTCAACAAGGGTGATAAAACTGATGGTATGAGTCAAAAAGCAGTTAATGCTTATCGTCGTGAAAATCCTGGTTCTAAGTTAAAGACTGCTGTAACTGGTGATCCAAAACCAGGTAGCAAGGATGCCAAACGCAGAAAGTCCTTCTGCTCCCGCTCTAAGGGGCAGCAAGACATGCATAACATCGATTGCTCAAAAGACCCCGATAAAGCAATTTGCAAAGCCCGTCGTCGCTGGAAGTGCTGATCAATGAAAAGTTTTCAAAAATTTTTAACAGAAAGTATCACCATCAATGGTGATTTTAATGGAACTCTCAATGTGGGAGGTTCTCAACCAGAACAGGCAACAGAGTCATTTTTTGCCGATGTCGTCTGGGAAGGTAAAATATATAGAATGGAGATTGAAGGTTCAATGCCCTCTAAGAATGAGTTGGCAGAAAACCTTCAAGGAGAATATCCTGGTGCTATTGTCCATAACATCTATCCAGCATCTCAAAGTCATATAAACATTAAGAGTACACAAAGGTATC